TGTACCTGTTCAAAACAGGTGAAGCCGTGAAGCCGTTCGTCTTCCAGCGACGCGAACCGCTGAGCCGGATGATGAAGGGCATCGACGATCTGGAAACGAAGGATGTTAAGTTCATGACAGAAGCCCGATACAATGTCGGATACTTTGCGTGGTGGACGAGCATTCTTTGCACATTGACAACCTGAGCGGCATGACAATTGAGCAGCAGGCCGAATGACGATTCGGCCTGGCTCCGGTTATGTCCGCCACATGACCGGGGCATTTTTTAGGCGGTAAGGAAAAGCAAAATGACGACATATGCAATTGGATTAGGAACAGCGGCTGAAGGGCGACACAAAGAAACAAACAAGCGGCATTTTCGAAGCCGTCTGTCAACGGGAAGTTTCCTTGAAGTGACAGACGGGCGAGAGGTCACGTTGACGGTGAACGATGTCGATGATGTGATGATTCAGAACTTAGCAAGTCGTGACTTCATCACAGCAACAAAGGCACAGACACAGCAGGCGAAGGCTACCCGATGAGTTTACGGGACCAGATGGCGGAAGACGTTTGCACAATTCTGAACACCGACGAACTCGGTGAGCGGGCACGCTGGACAAACTCCGCAGGTGCTACGCTGGATCGTGTTGTTCGCCTGATCGAACAGCCAGACCGGCAGACGATCCGGCGGGCACATATCTGGACGCCAGTATTGACGACGGCAGTTGCATTCGGAAACCTGTTTCAGATTAAACGCGGCAACGCAACAACGACATGGCGAGTGATGTACAGCGATCCGGCAGAGACTGCTTTACAGCGGTCGTATTGTCATTTGCAACTGGATGACATGGTTCGGTTCAGCCGTCGAAGGTGGCTGGTATCCAAGAAGGGAGCAAGCACGGCGGGGCCGCCTGAACACACGCTGAGCGTGCGTGCAAAGTGGTTCCAGTCGTCGGCAGAAATCGCGGTCAGGGAAGACGGCAAACGCCGCAAAATGGAAAGTGAATTTTACCTGATGCTGGAATCAGCAGATGACATTGGAACTGCTGACACAGTGACAAACGCTGCGGGCGAAAGTTTTTTCATCGACAGGTTGGAAACTGGATTCAATCGCGTTGATTTGCCTTATCTGGTGTTGAGGCGGTCGGATGTTTAGGCTGAAGCGAAAGAACGGCACGAAAACATTGATGGATGGCATTAGCAAAGCTACGGCGAACGCACTGGAAGATGCTGCATTGAAAGTGAAAGAATTGGCGAGAATTGCAGTCGGAAGGCAATACGTGAAACAGAAGCGCGAAAGCAAACGACGCAAACGCGAAGACACAGAAGCAGACACATGACACGACGCAAAAAAATCGCATACGGCAAACTTCGGGCGAAAGCCGTGAAGAGTGTGCGGAAGGCGTCAAAGTCGTTGAGCAAGTCAGCGAAACGAGCACGGAAGACAGTTGGCAAAAGCGTCAAGAAATTGGAGACAACGAGACGCAGGGCCACAAAGCGAGCGGCAAAAGTCGCATCGAAAACCGTTCGCAAGGCGCGAACAAGTGCGAACAAAGCCAGAAGGACACTGGCAAGAAAAACAAAGAAGACGATTCGGGCCGTGAAGCGATTCACGAGGTCGGGAAAGCAAAACACCGGGCGAGTTCTGCGAAGTGCGAAGAAGGCAATCAGGGCACGCAAGAAACAGCGAGCGGAACGCGATAGAATCAAAAAACGAGCAATGAAAGCCGCGGAGAGGGCCAGAACGAGACGGGAGTTAGGCGGCGAGGTGTCACTGGAAGGGGCGGTGCTGGTTGAATCGCCAGAAGATCCGGGAGCGTCGAGGCCTGGGGAACCGCCAAAACGAAGAACAGGAAAGGGGCAGTCGTCAATTAAGGCTGAACTGTTTCGCAATGGGAAGCAGTTAAAATCAAGGGTGTTTGTTGACAAGAAAATTGCCCCATACATGGCACTGTGGGAGTTTCGGAACGACGGGCAGCAAAGGCCATTCTTGAAGCCGACGATAGACCATAACATGCACCTTCTCGGAAAGATCATCGGAACAGAATTGCGAAAGCTGGCAACGGCACAGCCGAAGAAAAAAGCAAAGGTGAACTGATGGCGGCAACTGGATTGGATCAGGCTCTGAATGAGTGGTGGGCAGCAACGCCAGTATTGTCTGCAATCGTGCCCGCCTATCGAGTCGCAACCGAAGTCATTCAGGAACGCGAAGATCAAGCCGACGATGAGAATGAAGACGACTACTTTGACGACTGTGTCGTGTTGTCGATCACAAGTGAACCTGCATGGCGGACAAACTCCGCTAGGGGATGGCGTAGTTCCGTTAAGGTGACTTGCCTTTCGATTGGTTACGACGCATCAAAGGATTTGGCGCAGGAAGTGCTTTCGCAATGGTCGGATCAGAGGTTTCAGGGGTCCGGTTTGCTGATTACAGGTTGTAGGCCAGTCGGGCCGATTGAATCCAGTCAAGACGACCAGACAGGGGTATGGGCAACGCAGGTCAGCCTTGAGTTGAATCATGTGGGAGTGTAGAAGATGGCAGACGTAACAGTAACGGCATCCAGTGTTCTCAAGACATCGTCAACAAGCGTTGTTATGGGCGTTGCAGGTGCAACCGTAACAGCGGGGCAGCCAATCTATCAGGACGCATCCGACAGCCTGAAATTGAAGCCTACGGACGCTGATGTGTTGGCATCCAGTCAAAGCGTTGGAATCGCATTGCATGGAGCTGCATCGGGTCAGCCGTTACAATATGCCGTAGCGGGCAACCTGACATTCAATGCCGGATTCACTGTGGGGCAGGTGTATGTTTGCAGTGTAAACGCGGGCGGGATCGCTCCGTATGCGGATCTAGGAACAGGCGATTTTGTAACGGTGCTGGGAGTGGCAACCACAACCAGCAACCTGAAGATGGGTATTGTTTATTCCGGGATTGCGAAACCATAGTTGAAAGGTCGAAATAATGGCAGCGGGAACGGTATTCAGTGGCAAGGACATGACGCTGAAATCGGGGGCGACTCCGACAGTGGAAGTGCACACGGGAAAATGGGAATTGACGATTGCGGGTTCGCCAGGTAAGTACGCCAGCAACAGCACAGGCGGGTGGCGAAAATCAGTGAAGGGGCCGAAGGAGTGGAGCGGCACGATTACTTGCATGTTACACGATGGCGAGGTTCAGCCGTTTGTGGTTGACGACGAAATTGCGTGTCAGTTTCACGTGAACGACACAAACTACATCGCAGGCACCATTTTGATTACTGAAGTTGGGCCGATTACTCTGGATGCTGATTCCGGCGATCCGGTGGCAATTGATTATAAATTTGCGGGGCAAGGTGCTCCGACAGCAATGGGCACAGCAATGGATGTTGTTTGATAGAGGGGTGAACCGTGGCGGACGGGCTATTTAATTTGTGCGGTGGACGCACCGCACGCTTGGAAAAAGATAATCGAGTTTACAAATTGCAGATTCGAACGCTGGAAGGGTATGCAGCGAAAGAAGAAGCCATGCTGCTGAAAATGGGCAATCCATATCAGGGGCTGGATTCAATTACCGACAGGGCAATCAGGACTGAAGCCTATAAAATTGCAGCCGATACTGTGGCGCGTCCGTTGATTGCGACGATGGCGGACGAAGAGAGGTTTGACCGATCCCTCCGCGGGCTGGCGTGGTCGATCTGGCGGGCATTGTCTGCGCATCACCCTGAAGAATTCCCGGCGACTCTGTCGGCAGAAAAAGGCATCCAGTTGGGCTGCAATTTTATCGAGTGGTTTGGCGATATTGCCGCAATCGTTCGGGCGTTGCATACAGTGGAAGAAAAGGACATTTTGGGAAACTCCGAATCCCCGGAAGCGACAAAGTGACATTACCGTCACGGAGAACGATTCCGTGGGCGACGATCTTTCGGGGACTGTCGGAAAAGTACGGCTGGACAAACGAGCAAATCAGCCGATTGACAATGTATCAGGCGTTGATTTATTCCGGTTGTTGGTGTCCTGAAGACATCTGGCAGAAACAGGATGCGAAATAATGGCGGTAACAGTCCAGGAAGCACAGGTAGTTTTCAGCGCTGAAGGTATGGGTAAGGTATCGTCCGAAGCGGCGAAAGCCTCTAAAGCCATGGACGGCATGACAGGGGCGGCACGCAAAGCCGGTGGAGCACTGGCGGGAATCGGGTCAGCGTTTACGGGGTTGAAAGGTGCGTTTGCTGGCGTTGCAATTGGGGCCATGGCAACAAAGGTGATTGGCCTTGCGGCAGCGGCAGAGCAGACTGGAATGGAGTTCGAAGTCTTGCTGGGGTCAGCCGAAAAAGCTGACACGATGCTCTCGCAACTAAGAGAGATTGACCTGAAGACAGTTTTTGGAACACAGGATCTCGCGAAGACTGCGTCAACGATGATGCGAATGGGCGTTGAGGGTGATCAGGTTGTGGCTATGATGGGCATGATGACCGAAGTGGCGGGCGGGTCGATGGAAAAACTCGACAGCCTCGCTTATGCCTTATCGCAAGTCGAAATGGCCGGACGATTGACAGGGCAAGAAAATCTGCAATTAATCAACGCCGGCTTTTCACCTCTGGCGGTAATGGCAGAAGCAACGGGCCGCAGTATTCAGGACTTAAAAAAGGACATGGAAGCCGGGGCGATTTCCGCCGACATGGTGAAGCAGGCCCTGAGCGATTTAACAACCGGAAGCGGGCGACTTGCCGGATTCAATGCAAAGATTGCAGAGTCAACGGCGGGTATGTTTTCGAAAACACAAAGCAGTCTGGAAATGCTGGCGATTGAGTTAGGCGGAAAGGTGCTGCCGTACGCCAATCAGTTTCTGGAATGGGCCATTCAAGCAATTCAAAGTGCTGACGGATTAGGGGCATCGTTCGGCGTTGCGGTCGATAGCGTGGCATCATGGTTTACACAGACACAGGATTATCTGACTGATGCTGGTGTTGTGTTGGGGTCACTTGCTGGTGACATGGATAACGTATGGGCGGCATTGTTTGAGGAAATCCCAAAGTACGGACAAGCGGCTTTTGAATGGATTTCGTCAAACAGCAAAATTGCAATGGACAACATAGCGACAGCCGCTTCGAATATGTGGTCGAAGATGGATCAGAAATCCCGACAGTTGGGAGAGAATATCGCGTTTCAATTGGGACTGTCGGATGAAGTCCTGACGATACCAGAACCGACAATGCAGGCCTTCCAAGAGTTTCAGGGGTTCACAGCACCGCAAGCGGGAGTAGCGGCACAGAGCATACTGGACAACGCGACGGCACAACTGGCGGCAGTACGGGCGGCACGTGAAGCTGAGCGAATGACACCAGAAGAAAAGAAAGCTCCGGGAGAAGGGTTTGCGCCGGTTGATTTTATGGGCGGGGCGGGGGCTGGTAATCAGGTTGCAGCGGCAGCCGGACAAGCTGCAATGCAGGCCCAAACGGTCGAGCGTGGTTCAGCGGCCAGCATGTTTCAGAAGTTGCAGGACAAGTTAGCAGGCAATGCCGAAGGCCTGAAGATTGCGAAAGAGCAGAAAGATTTGCAGCAAAAATCTCTGGACGTTGCGCAGCAAATGCTGGGAGCGATTACTGGCGGATTACCGATGGTTCCAATTTTAGGATAGCCAATGCCATACCCTGCATTTCAAGAGCACGAAGATAGTCCAGTTGAACGCGGCAACAGGTCCGGCGAATTGCAGTTCACGCGGATATTTTTGACCGCATGGGATGATCGATGGAATTTCATCGGTGAGCATTTCAGGTCCGGGCCGTTTGGTCTTCCAGCCAGTTATTCCAGCTATTGGCCGGGCGTGTTGGCCGATACCTTTGATATCGGGCGGATTTCCAATTGTCCAGACATCGCAACAATCAGCGATCCGAACAGTCAACAACTGACACATTCCGGGGCCGTAGCGAAAATCACGATCAATTACAGTCCGTTGGAACGCGATATCTCAGAAGCAAATGATCCGTTAGTACCGTCTGGGACATGGGCGGATTATTCACAGGATTCAAACATCGAATTCCGCACAATTCCGGGCCGTGGAATGAAGTGGTTGAGCGATTCAACGCTGCTTCCGCCTGATAACAACAGCATCACGCCGGAGGCCGTCACAACGCATCAAGTGACCTGGAATCAGTTGTCGGTTGTTCCGTGGCAAACAATCGGAAACGCGAAGGGTTGCGTGAATAGCGTGGCGTGCCGGTTGCCGGGAAGTCAGCAGATATTTGTTCCGGAAACGCTGCTATTCGAGGGGCTGGCCGACCAGACGACAATCAGCCTGACAGGGCAGGTTGGAACGCGAAAATTGACATTGCGATTTAGCGAGAAAGCACAAAAGGGATTGGTGACAAATGCGCGTGGCGGAAACGCTCCGGCAGGGAGCACAGTCTACGGATGGAATCACCAGTACCGAGACGACAGCGGAACCTATGACAAGCCATTGAACAAGGCAACCGGCGCACCCATGTTTGCTGTGTTTGATTTCAACACGCTGTGGACGGCAACAGTATGACAATCGGGGACAAGACACCGGAAAAATTTGAACGAGGTCAGAGATTGACGGCGGCGGGGTTGAACAGCCTGGCCGATTCGATTTTGTCGATGATTCGAAAGCTGTACGGGCCGCAAATTGCGAGGCCGTTGAACGTTCAAGTAATCCTGATGGAAGACCTACTCGCCGCAGTCGATACCCTCACCGATCCGAGTACAGCGAAGGCCCGAATTCTCGCAAAGAAAGCCAACGGCGATTTGGAAATCACGACGCGGGAAATTACGTTGGTGAATCGGTTTGAGAATATCAGTATTGATTCCGGCACCTACGGTAAAGCCGAATGGATCGACGGCGAATGGCAACTGTACGCGGCAGATTGTGCACCGGGGTCAACTGCAATGAGTATCAGCGGCGGTGGCGGCGGTCCAACACCTTCGGCAAGCACAGGAGGGCCATGATATGCTTATTGGATGCGGCTGTCATTGTGGCGACGCCAGCGAATACTCAAATTTCAGCAGCGTTCCGCCGAGTGCGTTTCCGAGTTTCCCCGGACAGGAAAGTGTTGTTGTTCCGTCAGCAGGCTGTGCAGGCTGTCTCGATAGTGTTGCGCCAACGCAATTCATTTTGCAGATTGATTACACGGGTGCGTCAAGTTACACCGACCCAGCAGGCGTTGTAATCAATTGGCCATGCTGTCCGTTCTATTCAGTGCCGAAGCAGTACACGCTGAAGCGGCAGGCATCAGACTTGCCTGAATTACAGCACTGCTGTTTCTGGGAATCGGACGAGCGAGCAGTCATGTACGACGAAACGCAGCCATCAAACAAGCGGTGTGCGCCAACATCACACGCAAGGGCCTTTGCGATTGTGTGGTCACCATTGCCGGGAGGCGGCGAAGATATTTGTCCGCATAACTTCGCGTTGCAGGGAGAGGGTAATAATTTCGGGCCGTGGCATATCGCAACCGGGTTGCGGTTCGTGTATCGTCAGAGAGATTCGTTAGGGCGTCCACTTGATCCGCAAAGCACCTACATCTGGTACGGGGCGGGCAATCGCACAATCGTCAGTGGCGTTAATTGTCTTGCAAATATCCAATGTGATTTCATAGGCGATCACTGGGACATTCAGCAGACAAAACGAAAGTGGTCGTCTGGATGGATGCGGCCATTCTGGGAGCCGTGCTACAACGTGCCGCAGACATCTGGCGGCGTTCCGGCGTCCGTTACCCTATTGGCAGCCGGAGCATGAAACCTTGCGCCTACAGAGGCCAGCGACGCGGCGAGCGGTATGACTGCTGGAACACAAAGGATCTGGTGCACCTTGGAACCGTTGCGAAGAGCACCTGCGAGCGGTGTCCGTATGCACGACAGCCGGACTTCTTCGCGCAGACAGAACGACTGTCCGTACAGGTATCGGGCCGACCCTATCGCCCTGCTCCTGCATCGTGCGGCGGATGCGGCACTGTCAAACGCCGTGAGTCCGTTACGCAGTTTGTCTGGCCGTACTGGCACGGCGGGGCAAATGGCGATGAGATCCGGTTTTCGGTGCGATCCGTCGAGACGTTTTTTGACGGGCCGGTAAAGTGTACAATTGTGGGCGATCGTCCGCCGTGGTACCAGGGCCACGTAATCCATCAGCCACAAATCCCGCTGCGGGAGAATCACGGCTTTCGGGATATGCTTGCGAAGATGTGGGTCATGGCCACACACCCGGAAATTGACGCCGATTTTGTCTGGATGATGGATGACATCTATCTGCTGAAGCCCGTCACGTGGGACGATCTGGAAATGGCAAGGGCCTACCCGTGGCAGGAGGATGTGTCGAACAGTTGGCAGCGCAGAAAATCGAACACGATGCGGGCACTGCGGGACCGTGGCCGGACAAATCATGACTACGCAACGCACCTTCCGCACACAGTCGAGAAAGCGAAACTCCGGCAGGTGTACGAAGAATTCGACTTGCATCAGAACTGCATGCTGTGGGAAGTGGCCTATGGCAACACGTTTCGGGGGCGACCGTATTCGGTGAATCCGTTTTTCGCCCGCATTCAACAGCACTATTCCGCCGAACAATTGCAGCGGGTGACAGCCGGGGCCAGCGTCATGAATCACCTTGCCAGTTGTTGGACGCCAGCCATGCGGGAGTTTCTCGAAACTTTGCTTCCGATTGCGACACAATCAGAGACAATCGAGGCAGGATACCAGCCATCATTTAAGCGAGTCGCACGCACAGGGCCACGAGTTGTTAAGCGGCGACCTGCACACACGCACAAAGCCAATCAGGTGACACAATGACATTGCCGCACTATATGCTGATTCAATCCGCCTACACGGACGCAGGATTGAGCGCCAGGCGGCTGGAAATAACGAAGCACAGTTGCCTCCCCAGTCTGCGGTATCAGACGCTGAAGCCCGTTGCCCATGTCGTGGTGAATCCTGCCGATCCATTGCTGAGCGAACGGAAAGCCGTGTTCGAGTCCAGCGGTTGCGAAGTACAATTCATCGAGCGTGACACGTGGCGATTGTACGGCGAGAACTGGGAGCTTCCACACTGCCACAAAGTCGTCAGCCGAATGGACGATGATGACGTGCTGGCGGCAGAATTCTGTCAGGCCACAAACGCTGTGGCACCGAACACAGAAGCGGCGTTGGTATGGCCGGAGGGGTATGTCTTCTGGCGGTCGGCGGCGTTTAGCTTGAGGCATCCGGGCAATCAGTTTGTGTCACTGGCGACCGTTGACCACGATCCGCACGAAATCGGGCATTGGAAGTTTTGCCAGCAATGGCCAACGCGAATCGTGAGTGAGAAGCCAGGCTGGATCTGGATCAGGCACGGGGACGCCGTGACATCGACAATAAAAAAGTACCGACAGAGGCGGGTAAACCGAATCGACAGTCAGCGGATACCGATCAACCTGCGGGCGATTGATCGGGCGATTGCAGGGAGCGGTCTGGCGTCCGGGGACTACGTTGAGCACGCCCGAAGGCCGGGGCATTCCGTACCGCCTTCGCAGGCTCTCACAATTCACGGCAGCGACAAGACTAGCGTGCACAATTACGCGGCGTTTTACGATCAGTTATGGAACGATTTGAAGCCGCTGAAGATCGTTGAAATCGGCGTGCTGAAGGGAGCCAGTCTGCGAGCTTGGAAGTATGCCACACCGGCAGCGGTGGTGATTGGTGCCGATCGGAATCCGGTACCGGGGCTGGACGTTGTACAAATTGTGACACCGGACTACGGGCCATTGGTTGACCGGCTCCGTGAAGTCGGTCCCGTGGATTTGATTATTGACGACGGCAGTCACAAGCTGGGCGATCAGTTGGCGGGGGCTGAAGCTCTGTGGGATTGCTTGCGGCTTGGCGGCGCGTACGTCGTGGAGGATGTGCAATCGGAATCAGACGGGCGAGCGTTCGTCGATAGGGGCTGGAGGCTACATGATTGGTCAAAACAGACTGGACGGTGGGACGACCGCATCGCGATAAAGTGGCGAAAACACTGAGTTTCCCGAATCCCGAATAAAATTTTCAGAAATTGTGAAACACCGGGCTTGCAATTGCCGAAACAAATAATATGATACCCCTGTCAGACACACAACGCTGACAGGATGAACACAACAAACAGGGGACGAACAATGACCTACATTTCACAAGACGACAAGGCGAAGTTAGCACCGGGAATCAAAGCTGTTCTGAAGAAGTACAGCATGAAAGGCACGATCGGGATTCGCAATCATTCGGAGTTGGTTGTGAACATCCAGTCAGGTGCGATTGACTTCGGGAAGGATCGTTTCGAGGTCAACAGGTATTCTATCGACCAGACGTACAGCGGCACCGCCCGTGAGTTCCTGAATGAACTTGTCACCGCAATGATGGGCGATAAGTGGGTCGACCGAAGCGACAGAATGACCGACTATTACGAGATTGCGTATTACC